AGGATGAATGGTGGTTATGGTTCACGGCAATTAGGCGGAGTGTTAATGTCAAGCATAACGATAACGGAGATTAAGGTATAAGGAGATTATATGAAAAAGTTATGTTTCGTTTTATTAGGTTTACAGAAATAAAAGTTTAATTATGAAAACCTTAACAGAAATAAAAAAAGAAGAGGTTAAAAAGAGTATCAGAAGTGGTATAGTTAAATTTGAGGAGGCGTTGGGTAAGCTACCTGAAGCAAAGGTTGGTGATGCGTGGCCGTTGAAGCATAAATTTGTTGATGGAATGTACATCCGGGAAATAACAATGCCTAAAGGTTTATTAGTCACAAGCAAAATACATAAGTTCTGTCATCCTTACTTTATATTAAAGGGGGATGTCTCGGTATTGACCGAAGAAGGTTCAGTCAGGATTAAGGCTCCTTATTATGGTATTACTCCGGCTGGCACTAAACGCCTTATATATAATCATGAAGAGACTGTGTGGGTTACTGTTCATAGGACAGAGGAGACTGATAAAGAAAGCGCAGAAGAGGAATTGATAGCTAAAGATTTTGAGGAGCTTGGAATAGAGGTAGACAGGAATATAAACGAACCAGATGTATTAAAATTTATTGAAGCTATCAAGAAAAAGGAGGAAGAAAATGCAACTATTAAAGACTTTCGGTTGGAGGGAACGGGGGAAGATACAAAAGGTTCATAAGGCTACCTTTGCAGGGATTGGTGTAGGTCTTTCAGCGATCGGTTTAGGAACATCTTTAGCCCAACAATATGGGGGAGACAATGACAGTGGGAGTGTTGGGCAGTTTGGTCCAACGACAGTAACCTATCCTCAGTATTCTTTTACTGAACCACGCAGGCAACTAATGTCTGATTACGTTTCTTCAGGGTTGCAGAATCTTTCTGAAGGTAAATATCCTACTTACTGGGAGAAAGCGTATCCCGGTATTCGTGCTAAAATGAGGAAGAATCTTTATGGTACTTATTACGGAGATACTTCAGGTACTGGATTGTTGGATCAAGCCAGGTCTACAGGGGCAGCGTTGGGTGTTGGTCCTAAGTCCGTTATAGGAAGAGAGAATAAATTACTTAAACAATATGCAGATCAGGAAGCAGAGATAGATCAATATCTGGAACAGTTGGGATTAGGTGCAGCACAGCAAGCAGAAAGTACCTACTTAAATGTTGGAAACGCTATTGTTGGCGGACCCGAATCAACGGTAATTGGCGGAGGATCCTATCAGATACCAGGCGCTACTGATTACGGTTCTCAGATAGCTGGAGCCAGCGGAGATATGTTGACTAATCTTAAAGACTGGTGGAGAACAAGGAAGACGCCAACAACGGAAAGTGGTTGGTTTAACTACAATTCTCCCTTAGCTTCTTATGGTGGTTCTAATTTTGGTAGTAGTTTGAATAATAGTTTTTGGTTGAGTGAATAATAGTTTTTGGAGGAGGTAAATATGGCAGTAATTGGTCCACAATATACACAAGGTCCCGGGCAAAGCGTAAACCTGCCGAATACTAACCCCAGCATGATGCAGGCTTTCTCTATGGGGATCATTCAAGGGTTGCAAAGACAACGTTTGGAAGAGCAGGCGCAGAAAGAGAAAGAGAATAACATGTTAATGGCTCTCATGCCAACGTTGGCGAGTAGAGGGCAGGTACAATTTGGTGAAGGTTCTAATATGTATGGGCCTTTATCTTATCGGATACGTTCTAATGAAGAGATGGACGCGGATCCCGAAAGAATAAAGGATCGTTTAGAATTGACTAAGTTAACTCAAGATGTTTTAGAAGGTAACACTAGGAGCAGAGATAAGATAAGAGATATGATATATAAAAAATTAGAAGAAAAGTCCTGGTTGAATAGTAGCGAAGTTTCTTCTGCGGACTTGATGAAAGAGGCAGACAAACAAACAGATATTTATTTACAATCAAGGGGGTACAATCCATTGCCTTTAGATGAGGGGGCTCCTGGTACAGACGGCGGGAAAAGGATACAAAGGTTGGATAGTAAATTAAAAAAAGGTTATGTTAACACAACTGTACAAGATATGCTGAATGGTGTATCGGAACAAGATGCGATAGATTCTCTTTCTTCTATGAATCTTTCACCTGAATTGGTGCAGGAAATTATGGCTGAAGTGAATCCTCAGGTTAGGGCAAAAAAGAATAGAGCGCAGTTAATAGCAGATAATCGTTCTAGGTTGTATGAAATATGGGGTGGCCCGGGTTATGAGATGGTTGGTCCTGGAAAATACAGAAAAAGACAGTAACAAGAGGATAATCAATGGCAGTAAACCGAGATTTAGTAAATAAATATAAAGCATTACTACCTACTACCAAAGATGCTGAAGGCAATTCACAGGAAACAGTTCTTCCTGTCAAGCCACCGCCGGTAATTAGTAAATATGCTACCTCAACTGGATTGCAGCAAGTAGGTGCTTCTTTCGCTTATGGCCTTAAGATGGGTCAATTTCCGCTAGAACGTGCCAAATTAACCAAGTTATACGACCAAGGCAAGCTTACCCTGGATGAATGGAAGACTCAGCTTAAAACACTGGAGCGTGATTATTCTCCTGAAGTGCTTGGTCCCAATCCTTTTGCTGGTAAGTTTGGCTTTCATACTCTTGTTGGAAAGACCGCGGCAACACTTCCTTACATGGGTAAAGCCTGGATGGGAGGTCTTATAGGTGGTGCCGTTGGCGCTGGCGCTCAGTTTATAAAGGGCGGCGCAGCTATCCCCGGACCGTTGGATGAAATTGGAATGGCCAAAATAGGAAGTATGATTGGTGCTACCGGTCCAACGATAGATGTAGAATATAATAATCTTCTTGCGGATATGGTTTCAAGAGATATCCCTCTTGATGTGGCAAGGACTCCGGCAATGATTGGAGGTATAGTCAACGGTATTCTTGAGAACCAGGAAATACTTTGGGTATTTAAGGGGTTAAAAGCAGCCGGGTTTAATGGCGGTGCGATTGTAAAGCATAAGCTTGTGCAACCTCTTTTAAAGAATTTTGTTAAAAATTATGCCAAGTCATTTGGTTCGGAAGTCTTTCTGGAAGAAGTTCCTCAAGGAATAATGGGTAACCTTTCTAATCTTCTGGCTGATCGTCTTGACGGCAGAGTCAGTAAAGAGAACATGTTCAAGACGTTGACTAAAGATATAGGGCAAACCGTTGTCGAGGCTTCTCAGGCAATGTCTTTACTTCCGTTGGGTTATGCAGGTTTAGGCGCTGTTGGTGATTATCGCACTAATGCTATGCGCGGACAATTTGAAGGCAGGCGCAATGAAGTGCTTGCTGCCGGTGAAGGTACACCTAAAGGTTTGATTGAAGCTGCTACAGGTACGATGTTAAACCTTGCTGATAAAGCCGGTAAGGAGCATGTCTTCGATCAGAAACAAATGGGATGGATTAATGAGAACACCGGCACCCCCGTTGGAATAGATCAGCTTAATCCTGAAGAACGTTTATATAGCGAGTATGCAAAGAACATTCATAAACCTGAAGTGTTGGCTACAATGCTTGGCAAAGATACTCTTTCAGGTTTACCGCTAAAGGTTATTGGCGAGCAGGTTGCTACAGATATATACAAGAAGAAAATCAGCTGGGTAGGCAATCTATTAAAAACTAAAGAATCGGCTAAACCTTATACCTCCAATCAAGTTCTCGAAGTTTTACAAAAGCAAGGTTTTAATAATATTATAGATAAGTTTGATGGAAGGGAAGGAAAGGGTTCTGAGACGATTGTTCCGCCTATTCCTAATCTTCCTGGTATGGATACTAATCAGACCCGCGCATTTTACAGGGATAAATATAAAGCGATACTGAAAGAAGGCCTAGCATTGCCGGATGGCCGTAAGTTATACGTTGGAGAAGAATATACTGATGTTGAAGGCAATAAACAATTAAAGCAAGTAACCATTCCTGATGTGCAGGAAGATACTTTATTTGCTAATATGGCAGCTGAGTATGCTGAAAAAGGTAGGATTTCAAATGAAACCATTATAGATTCTTTATTAGATACAAGAGATAATGTTTATGTCCAAGCTGCTTCTACAGATGCTCCTCTTGATACGGTTAGTTTTTATGTTGAAGGCAACGAACATGTTGGAATAAATAAACTGAAAGATAAGTTAGCTGTGTTGGGTAAATCTCCTAAAGATATTCAGATGATGGCTTACAGGTTTGGCGGTCAGGCTGCTATCTCAGAGAAATTATGGAAGGCCCTCAACTCTCAGATGTCTACTAAACCGTTGGTGGATGACTTTGAAATGATTCTTCCTGATGACTTGACCCCTGAAGAGCGCGCGCAACTTGAGAAAGAGTATGCCGACTATCAAGCTGGATTGCAAAAGGGCAGGGAAGGCATTGAAGAAGCTGTGGGTGGTCAACCACAGGGGGAGAGCTTAGCGAAGCTGGGACCATCCCAATCACAGGCTATAATTGATAAATGGTGGAAAGAAACAGGGTTCGAAAATGACCAACCTGATAAAGCCAAACGTTTATGGATGTATGACGGAGAGCTTCTGCGGAATTTTGCAGAGACGTTGGCAGAACACGAGATTAAAATAAAAGAAGGAGACGATTATAATAATGTAGACATCCCACCTGTCGGAGCAGTCGGAGCAGCTAATCATTCAGCTCTGTATAAGCTTTTGGGAAAGCCTGACTGGAGCGGGTATGATAATAGCGTTAAGTTTACCGTTGAAGATAATGGTTTAAGAGTTTTTTATAGACCAGATTTGGCAAAAATAGATTTTGTTGGACGGAAAGTCTTAGATGAAGATAAGGCATTAGATATTCTATGGGGTGGCCTTGAAGCGATAGCAAAAAAATTATCTCTTCCTTCCAGCATGAAAATAATAAATGATACATCTTTTTCCTTGCCTGATGTTTTAGGTAGATTAGCTGAGCAGGGCATTGAAGAAGCTGTGGGTGGTGCCCAACCACAGGGGGAGACCATCCAAATCGTACCCAAGAATGAAGGCGATGTTATCGGCATGCGTGGTCCTTTTGGGGAACATATGAATACCGTTGGGATGAAGCCAGGCAAGGCTGGCTGGCTGGGTAATCCTGTCAAGTGGTCTGGTAATGGTGGTAAGGGCACACTTCAAGATGCTATAGATGGCTTCAAGAAACTCTTTCTAGAGAAGGTAGAGTCAGACCCTGTATTCAGGCAGGCTGTCTTAGACTTAAGGGGCAAGAAGGTAGGCTACTATCGTCCTAACGACCCTAATCACCTTCAGGTGATACAGGAGTGGTTAGCGAATCAACCACAGGGGGAGAGGAAGGTAGAAACCAAGGCGAAGATAACTAGGGCAGATGTTAAATCAAACCCTGATAAGGTCTATTTGTTTGGAGATAACCTTATAGGTAAAGGGATGGGTGGTCAAGCAGCAGAGATGAGAGGTGAACCCAACGCCATAGGTATTCCCACCAAGAAGGCTCCTGCTATGACTGAGGGTTCATTCTTTACGGATGCTGACTTTGAGGTAGCTAAGAAAGCTATAGACGAAGCGTTTGCCAGCATACCTCCTGGTAAGACCGTGGTTATCCCTGAAGCTGGTTTGGGAACAGGTCGTGCTCAATTACAACAGAGAGCTCCTAAGATATGGGCTTACCTACAACAGAAACTATCTAACCTCTCCCAACCGTTAGCGAATCAACCACAAAATCAACCGCAAAGGCCTCAAATTTCAACGAAACAGGGTCAAGCCAAGTCAAGATACCCTTCAAGGCAATCCGGGCTAAAAGAATATAATGTAGTTACGTTGCAGGAAAACAGAGATAAATGCAATAAAGCAGGGAAGATGTCTGAGTTGGATGCGAAAGTGGTAGAACAAGGGCATTATTTATTTAGATCAGTTGAGCCTAGCCTGCATTATTTTTCAGGGATACCTGCGAGCAGAGATCAGATATGGATTTTTAAGAACGGGATGATCCGGGCATGGCAGGAGTATTTCGCAAGAAAAGATGTTACCAACGTAGCGCCGAATGTTACTAAGCTGATAAAAGTTTTACCTACAGGCATGTCGTGGTCCCAGTTCTGGAGATTTTCTATTGAGCATGAAAAAGTACATATTGCTACCGGCCTTGATGGTAGTTTTTTTGATGAAGTATATTGCAGTATTTTAGCATTTGAACGTTTAGGTATGTATAACAATGCCGCTGTTTTATTAGATCAGTTCTTTGCTCAAACAACTAAAGGAACTCGTCAAAGATTATCTACCCGCGGGATTCCTGAGGGTACTAGAAGTGAAAGCTTCCAACGGTATGGCAAAGGGGCAAGTCAGCAATATAATATTAAAGGAGTCAGTGATGGACCTGCCAACGTGGTTGCTTTTGTACCTCGGCATGCGGATAAGAAGACAAGAGTAAAAGAGCCAATGGTTTCAGCTTTTCAATCAGTTAATCTAAACAGAGATCCTGGAGGAACAGATTGGAATCGTGTTGTTGGAGTGAGGGATTTGGTTCTGCAGTTTTTTAAGACAGAATTAGGAAAAGATTATAGTGCTGCCAGTTATAACGATTTGATAACTTTTGTTTCAAGATTATCTAAAGACCAGAGCGAAAAACTGCAGGAAGTGATGAGAGGACGATCTAAAAACGATGCCTGGACGCTTCAACCTAAAACAGAGGCAGATAAAATAGATGTGTTTGAAAGCCAAGGTGTAGAGATTATTTCGCCGGATGAAGCCAACGCAGCTTTTGTTGAGATTAATGCCGGTGATCCTATCCTTGATTTCAATTTAGAAAATCTAAACAGGCTTGAAGTGGTGAAAAGTCAAACTATAGAGTTAGTGGATCAAATGAATGATGAGTTAAATTCGTTAAAGCAAAAAATAGAAGCCTATCATAGTGATTTTGAAACCACAAAACAGTCGTTGGATAAGGATCTTAAAAAGTTCCAAGTCGGATCCTTGCAGGATTTTATAGATAATCCGGCAGCAGTAACCCAGGCAATAGATACAAGTCCCAGGACAGGTGGACGGATTAGAGATTACATTTATCAAAAGATCAGCAGGTATGAGCTTTTAGCCAAGTCATTTGATAAGAATCTGGCTTTATGGAATGAAGAATATAAGTCTCTTAAAGACAGTTGGGAACAGAAAAAGAAAGATTTTACCGCTAACAAGACCGACCTGTTGGAGTTATGGGGATCACGTGAACAATTTTGGGATAACTTTAATACAGGTGGTATTAATTTCGATGTAAATGAAGGCAGATTTATAGATGCTGTAGATTTTCTTGGCGGCACAGATGTCCCGTTGGAAGAGCTGGATAACTATCCTGCTTTATTGAAATGGAGTATCAGGCTGGGTGAAAGATTTGGCGTATCTCCGTCTCAGGCAATAAAACATTTAACTCAGCTTTTTGGCAAGGGAAGAATGGAAACCTGGGCATTACCAAGAGAGAGCAGAATTTATAAGAGTGGGTTAAAGCAGCTTCTCGTTAAAACAATGATGGAATTTAAGAATACGCAGAAGCTTAATGCACAGTTAGGTTATGCTATCCAGCACGAAATTAGAGAAAAGATATGGGTATATACTGATAAGATTATGCCTGACGTTAGTAGAACTAGTGAAAAGAAGTTGAGGTTATATGATCTTCTTTCTGAATGGTTGTCTCTTGCTTCAGAAGAATTTATACTTGAACCGGATAAAGGGCTTGCTTACCGCTCTTCAGGCATTGGGTCTGCTCAGAATATTTATAATAAAGAAGCGGGTAAAGCGTATGCTGATGACCGGTTAAGGTTGTTTAATACTTTGGCGTTGGAATATGGTATCGGCCAGGCTGTTGATGCCAACATTCCGCAGGGTAAAGCTTTATATGATTCTTGGACTAAGCGTAGAGAAAGTTACGCTTTTTTTGGGTCGTTGCCTGCTGAATTAAAAATGCTGGCACTGGAAACTAAGCGTGATTACTACAATTCTTTACTTGATTACGGTATTAGATCAGGAGCGTTCGCCAGTTCAAACGTTTGGAAGACATATAATGATGGTTATATGTTTAGATATGGTAGATTAAAACGATCGCAACAGGAAGCCAACATTAGGCAGGGCGTGTCCAATAAAGCAATGGCTTCAGAGAAAATGGCAAAGCGCGGTGCTTATGAATCTTATTCTCATTTTAAGGCTACAGAAGAACTCTCCGGCATGGAGGTAGTAACTGATTTTGCTGAGGCTACAGGCGTTTATCTTGCTGAAACGTTGGATCATATCGACCGCCATATCAGTGTGATAGAAGTATTTAAACGCCTTCCCGGACCAATCGCGGGCTGGAAGATGGTAATGTATGAGCACGATATAGACAAGCATGATACGGTTAGAGCCAACGCTATTTTAGAAAGAGCAGACTACATGAGGATACCTGAAGCTTCTGGTTTAGCTCAATGGTTCCAAGGTACATTTGCCAGGCCGTACGTTCACAAGAATGTTTCAGATTTAATAAGAAGCTTTGAAAGTAATCCTTATAAGAAGAGCTGGTTTGATCCTATTAATAAGATAAATTATATTGCAAAGCGTACTATAATGGCTAACCCGATGATGTGGTTGGGTCAGTTCTTGTTACCTATCGCTGTATATAAAGGTCCTCTGGCAGCAGCTAAGGCTATTGTAGAGTTCGCTTATCTGCCTAAAGGCGTTTGGGATTATAGCGCAAGCGTTCTTCAACGCAGAGTAGATCCTTTTGCTCATCTCCGCGGTAAAGGCTATGAAGCAGAGAAGTTTTATGCGTTGATGTCTTCAGGGCTGGTTACAATCAACGCTAACTCTGCTTTTGCTACGTTGTATGATTTTGCACACGATCCAAAGCATCCTAACAACGCTCCTCTATGGGACAATGTTTCTGGATTACTTGCAAGTAAAGGTGGGTTGGATGTGGTTGCTGTAAACCAGTGGATGTCAAAATGGACATATGAATTGGCAGGTCATTTCTATGATAAGTTCAGGTCTAAGGGTTGGGATAGCCAGACCGCTGCAACCAGGGCTGCTAAGTTTGTAGGAGATATTACAGGCTTGCTTAACGGTAATATATGGGGGGAGGAAAAGCGTTTCTTGCAGGCAGTATTATTCGCAAGGGATTTTACCTGGGCTTATTTCAGGTCATTAACAGGTGCTACGTATCCTTTATGGAAGAGCAAGCATACTTACCGTCCGGGAGCTATTACTAATGCTTTGTTTCATGGTGAATCAACGCAGGCAGACATGAGCGCGTTGGCTCCAATATATCTGGCTCATTTGGCTAAGATGGCTTTCTGGAAGATACTCTTTATTAATTTAGTTCAAGCGGGTATTATGATGGGCTGGGGTGATGATGAAGAAAAGAAACGTAAATGGGCATTTCAAAATGGTAACGTTCCTATTAATCCTTATCAGCTTATGATACGTCTTCCTTCTAAATGGTTTAAGAATTGGAAACATAAATGGATGTATGTAGACCCTTTAATAGACCAACGTGAAGTTAACCAGGGGCTTAGCTATGTGCTTGATCCTCTCGGACAGATTGCAGGAAAGGTTAATTTTGTTTCTGGCTCAGCAGTTAGAGTTTTATTTGGTATGGATATGTTGGGTAAACAATTTACTAAGAGTCCTTCTGATATCGGGTGGGCTCGTTGGGCGGAAGCTCAAACGTCTAAAGCTCTTGAGAATATTCTTCCTGCAGGCGTAAGGCCGGAAACATCCTTTATGCCTTATCCTGATTGGTGGGTAAGGGCTGCGGATATCCTGGGTGCGCCTATTAAAGCTAGTGGCTCCAGAGAACCTGGCCCTGGCATGCCAGCGTGGGAAGCGGGGTTGCTTATTGATGAAGATCAACGCATGCAGAATGAACAGATAAAACGTTTAGATGAGTATTCCCGAATAGGCAACGAAGATGTACTTCGTAATACGTTGATAAAAGATGTGGCTAGTGGTAGAATTTCTCCTGAAACTGCCAAGAACGCACTCATGAAAATGAAGTATCCTTTATCTACGCAAAGAAAGAATAGGCTGAAAGCATTATATAAGTTTAGACAGTTACAGGAAAGAGGCGTGTTTGAATAAGGAGGTTATATGAACGGTTGTCAGTTCCAGTTACGGTCGTTTAAGGTGGGTGGGTATACCACACCCGAATATGATAAACGTTTTGATGCAATATTCAGAAAGGAGGAATCAAATGGGATTCACAGTAAGAGACGGGGGAGGAGACGGCAAATGGATTCAGAAAGCAATAAAGAAACCCGGAGCGCTGCATAAACAGTTAGGTATTGCAAAAGGTAAGAAGATACCCGCAAAGACGTTGGCTTCAGCTGCCAAGAAAGGTGGTAAGTTGGGTGCAAGGGCAAGGTTGGCTATGATATTAAAAAAGATGAGGCACAAATGAACTGGTATGATCAAGGCATGGATTGGACTAAGCAGCATGAAGGTTTCAGGTCTAACGAATATCTGGACACTGAAGGTATTCCAACGGTAGGTTACGGATTCAACCGGCAGGCTCATCCAGAGTATCCTCGAAGTATGAACAAGAAACAAGCTGATGCTTATTTTGCTATTCTTTATCAAGAGTCAGAGAAGATGGCGCAGGACTTCGCAGGCAAGCGTTGGGACGATCTTACTGATTCACAGAAGATTGTTCTTACGGACATGGCATATAACTTGAATAAAAAACTCTATGGTTTTGAAGACATGCGAAAAGCAGTGCAGGCAGGAGATTCTGCCGGAACGGTTCGTGAAATGATTGACAGCAAGTGGTACAATCAGGTTGGCAATAGAGGAAGAGATAACGTAAATCTTTGGAAGCAGTAAAATAATATATTTTTCTTCTTGACATTTTATTGTTTTTAGTTATACTCATCTCATGGTGAGTAATAATTTGGACAGTAAAATAACAGGCGTACTCTAAAATTGGGTACGCCTCTTTGTTTTAAAAAGAGGAATGGACATAACATGAACAGCAACCTTTTAATTAAAATACTTTTGTTTGCTTATATCATTATCGCCATAGTTTGCGCTTATGAACGTAACTGGGCAAGATTGTTATATTGGATTGGGGCTACAATACTAAATTTATCATTGCTTTTAATGAAGTAGTGTGATACAATTAAATTATGAAAAAAACTACTACTGTAAAAAAATGTATTATTTGTGGTAAAGAAATTATCAAGCCTTTTTGGAGAGCAAAATCAGTGAAATTTTGTAGCCAAGAATGTAACGGATTGTCTAAACGTGGTGCAAATCATTTTGCTTTTAAGGGAGGAAAACCTAAATGTGTTGATTGTGGAAAACAATTGGTTGTATATAAAGCTAAAAGATGTAAATCTTGTGTAGGGAAAAAAAGAATATTTTCTAAAGAAACAAGAAAAAAAATATCTCTTTCTAACAAAGGAAAAAAGGTTTCTCAAGAAGTAATAGAAAAAATTAGGAATAAGTTGATAGGAAGAAAAGCATGGAATAAGGGTTTAAGTAAATATAGAAATTTTAGAGAATATAAAAAAAGACTTAATGAACGCCGTAGGGTGCGATATAAAACATTAACAAAAGAAGAAAGATTGGCGGATTTGGTCAGGACTCGTATAAGAAATGCATTGAGATATTGTTCAAAAAAATCAAGTACACTTGTGTTGTTAGGTTGTTCTATTTGTGATTTTAAAAATTATTTAGAATCAAAGTTTAAAGATGGAATGAATTGGAATAATTATGGAAACGGAAAGGGAAATTGGAATATTGACCATATTGTTCCGATAAGTAGATTTGATTTATTAAAAAAAGAGGAGCAAAAGAAAGCATTTCATTATCTCAATTGCCAACCTATGTGGTCTGTTTTAAATTTCAAGAAGGGCAACAGATGATAATTTATTTATTACAGGTGGCGATATTGTGGGGGATGAAATAATGGATAGCGTAAAAGGTAAATCTTTAGTTCCTAAATCAGGAAATGATTGTGTAGAAACACCAAAATATTTGACAAAAAAAATAGTGAAACATTTTAATCCAGTTGGTAGTGTTTGTGAGCCGTGTTGTGGTGAAGGGAATTTTTTAAAATTTATGCCAAGTGCTGATTGGTATGAAATAAAAAAAGGAAAAGACTTTTTGCAATCTAATAAACATTGGGATTGGATAATTACAAACCCGCCATATTCTAAGTTTAAAGAGTTTTTAACCCATTCGTTATTGTCTGCCGACAATGTAGTTTTTTTAATTCCTTTAGTGCATATCTGGACAAAAGCAAGGTTACGGATAATGAGAATAAACCATTTTTCTATTGCTGAAATTGCTTGTATTGACACACCAAAAGAATTTCCTCAAATGGGTTTTCAGTATGGGCTTGTCTATTATAAAAAGTTTCATAGTGGAGACATAAAATTTGTATGGATAGCGTGAAAAAATATAATATTGTTGTGGTAGACCCACCGTGGGATGTTAAAAAACTTACCCATAAGGCTCGCCCTAATCAAGTAGCAATGGACTATCCAACGATGTCTTTAGAGGATATTAAAGCATTACCTATCCAAAATATTTTAGATGATAATTGTTGGTTGTTTTTATGGACTACTCAAAAATATTTATTTGAAAGCAAGGCAATTTTAGAACATTGGGGGTTACATTATTTACTTACAATGGTTTGGGAGAAAACTTACGGTCACTCTGCTGGTATGCCGTTATTTGGTTTTAGGTGGAACGCTGAATTTATTTTAGTTGGTTATAAAAATAAACCGCCACTTTGGGTTAAGGGAAAATCTTTAATACCGGCGGTATTTCAAGCAGAGAACATAAGACATTCACAAAAACCAGATAAATTTTATTTAATGATAGAAAATCTTGGCGAAAAAAGAATAGATATTTTTGCTCGCTCAAAAAGATTGGGCTGGGATGTCTGGGGTAATGAAGTAGAAAGTGATATTAAGTTATGATGGATAGCGTAAATAAATTTGGATTGGATAAATATAGGCAGTTAGTTAAAAAAATAGATTTTTCTGAAATAGGATATTCCGCCAGAGTTATTTTCAAAGGTGGGTGAAAATTAAAGCCCGTATATTCATAACTACTTATAAATCAATGAGTTATAAAAACACCAATTATCATTATGGCAATACATCCAAAATTGGAAAAGAACCTTTATATGGACATCCCGTTGGAAGTAAAGTCAACACTCATTGGATTTGTTTCTTCAAGTTCCCCGAACAAAAAGATACTAACGGAGATAAAATTGGTGCTTCAAAAAGACGCTTTTAAAAGGAGGTGAAAATGGAAATCAGCCACACGTCCATGTCCATCGCAAAAGGTTGTTGGAAGAAGTATTACTGGTCTTACATCCAACGACTATCCCCTATCCGCAAGCCGTCCTCCCTCGTATTAGGAACCATTGTCCACAAGTGTTTTGAACTGCATTACAGAGGTGCTTCAGAAAACGATATCCACAAGGCTATGCTTGAGGCTTTCAAAGAAGAGAAAGCCAAGGCTGACATCAACGACCAGGAAGATTTAGAAGTAGCCCAGGCAACAGCATACGGCATGTGGATGCACTATCCCTATAAAAATCTAGGTGAGTTTATGGAAGTTGAGCCGGAGAAAGAAGGTGAGGTTGATATGTTTGGCGCCAAGCTCCGCTTCAGGCTTGATGGTTTGGTTAAGTTTGAAGGCCAGAAGTGGATACGTGAATACAAGACAACGTCATTATCTTTACCCAAGCAATTCTGCGGACGCATTGAACAAGGCACACAACCATCTATCTACGTATGGGGTATCAGGAAAATGGGGATACCTGTTCAGGGTGTTATGTTTGAAATCATTAAGAAGCCGTTGTTACGTAAGCGCAGAAGTGATACCTGTTCAGATTACTGTTTACGGATCGTTGATGAATACGCTAGAGACGCTTCCCTGCCTAAGAACCAACGCAAGATGTATCTTCGTTCGTTTGTTTACCGGTCGCAGAAACAGATGGAACAGTTTGAAACAGATGTTAAATCCTTTTTAAATGAACTCAAGCGCCGGTTAGATACAGATGACTTTGGGCGCAATACAGATAACTGCTGGAACTTTAATTCCCAGTGTCCTTTCTACAAGATTTGCTTCATGGATCACCCTGATGATATCACTCTAAGATTAAACTACGTTAAGAAGGCATAACAGAATGGCTCAAAATCGCACAGAAAGGGGTCTAATTTCAATCTTTGGTGGCAATACGCTCCCGACTATGGATATAATATAATAACTTGAATCAAGGAGGTTTTATGGATGAGGAAAAGGTACCAGAAGAGGTCATTGAAGTTGAAGATGGATTGCTGCCCGTTAAAGAGAAGCTGGATGCGGTGTTGGACGCTTCCAAAGAGATGATTAAAGTGTTGGGAGACATGATGAAGATTCTGCAGGATCTAGAAAAAGCGCGTAAAGCAGGGAGATTTTAATGAAGTTAGAGAAAGTAGGAGACAAAATTAACAGGGGGTTAGCAATAGTAATATATGCTAATCCAGGCGTGGGTAAGACAACGTTAGCTGCTACGTTGCCGGTTAGTGATACACTCTTCATCAACGTTGAGGCCGGGTTAGGGCCATTACTAGGGACAGGTCACACAATATTCAACCTGCTCGATAGGAATCTTGATGACCTGGATAAGCTTTATAAGTATCTACGGACCGAGAAACACCCCTTTAAGTACGTAGTAATAGATAACTTATCAGAGCTGGAACAGTGGATTCTCTTGTATCTTACACATTCAAGGAATAAAGATTTTACAGAACTAAGAGAGTATGGCGATGCGGCTTTCAAGCTGAGGGAATACATGCATTTGTTCAGGGACCTAACAGAGAAAGGAATTACCGTTGTATTCAACGCTTGGGAACAGCTTATGGATATCAAGCAGGAAGCTGGAACTATAATTACTATGACGTTTCCTAAGATGAGCAGGAAGGTAGCGCCTGAACTGTGTGGTATCGTTGATATCGTTGGGCATCTTGAGGTTCATGAGAAAACTAATAAGCGTTGGCTTAGGATTGGGCCAAGTGATCAATATCTGACAAAGACGCAGTTTAAAGGTTTGGATAGCGGTGAGCCAGCCGATTTACCTGCGTTGATTGAGAAGATTTATGCGTATGAATATAAGCGAAAGGAGGCTTAAATGCAAATGGATTGGAAGAAAGAAGGAAAAGGTTCAAGAGAAGTAGTGCCTGAGGGGACTTATCGGGTTAATATTACTGATTGGGAAGAGTGCAATGCTAAGACCGGTACGCCTCAGATACGTTGGTATGCGGAAATCTTTGAACCAAAAACAAGCAAGGGTGTTACATTGGTTGATCATACAGCATTGACAGCACAAGCATTGTGGAGGTTGGCAACGTTGGTTAGCGCGTGTGGTATAGACTTAAGTAAACTTCCTAAGATGGAAGTTGGAACACCAGCGTTTAAACAGGTTTTAGATGCGTGTAAGGGCAGGGTTACATACTGGAGAGTCATCAAGGATGAGCAATATAAGAATAACAAGGTTGAAGAATACATCAGGGACGCAGAACAGCCAGTGTTAGAGGGATTAGCTGAAGTAGAAGACGGGGCTTGTCCGTTTAAAGATAAAGAGTAATACGGGTTATTGGGGGGTGGCTTCTCACCAGTCATGCCCCCAGCCCTTCATAAATTAAAGTTAAAAAGTGGCTAAGGAGGTAACGTGGAGTATAGCTTTGACATAGATGTAGCTAAGGAACATGGAATAAATGAAGCGATTCTCATCAAAAACTTCCAGTTCTGGAACCGGTACAATAAGGCCAACGGAAAGAATTGTCATGACGGCAGGCATTGGACTTACAACACGCTACATGCTTTCACGGAACAGTTTCCGTTCTGGACCATTAAGCAATTAAGAAGAATCCTCAACAAATTAGTAGCTAATAAAGTATTAGTAAAGGGCAGTTTCTCTAAGAATAGATACGATAGAACTATCTGGTATGCCTTTGCTGATGAGGATAAATGGTTAAGGGTACGTACTGGAAAGGACAATTCGATGTTACCTGTAGAGGATGTCCATTTGTCCTTTTCAACCACTATCGTGCCCAAAAGGGCAAATGAATATACAGATAGAAAACCAGATACTACTACAACTACTATTACTACTAATACTACTAAGAAAGAAGAGATACAGCAAGTAATAGATTATTGGAATGGGTTTAGCCGGTTGCCGAAGGTTGTAGCATTATCAACAAGCCGCAGGGAACAGCTGGTTATCAGGCTTAAACAACCGCATTTTGCTGAGCATTATAAGGCAGTCTTCAAGAAGCTCTCTGAATCATCGTTTGCGTTGGGGTCAAATGACCGGAATTGGAAGGTATCGCTGGATTGGGTTATCGCTAACGACCATAATTACATTAAAGTACTTGAGGGTAAGTATGACAATAAGTCTGATTTCTTTAGCAGGCTTAAGGAAAAAGCATGAAAAAGAAAAAGAAAAACTACTATGCACTTCATCAAAGAACTTATGATTATGGTGAGCTTTTAGAATTACAGGAACAATATAAGGCTGTGCTTGACAAGTTAGTTGAGACGCAGGGAACAAAGGAACACATTATTTGGGTTAAGGCCGAGCGTAAGTTAAATGGTGAGAATTTAAAAATGTTTAGGTATTTTGATACTACAGGAGGGCGTGATGAGTACAGAGATCAATTTTTCAAAGCTAATCCCGAACAGAGAACTAAGTATGAAATGCAAAGAGATCTTGAGTACCAAGCGTGGGTTAGATCGAGAAGGGGCTCTGGCGCTTATTCTGGTAGACCATCTGAGTGACCTGAAGTATAAGAGCGATCCGCCAATGCCGAATATCCTTAAAGACTTTTATTCTAAAGATAACTTTCTGCAGTGGAAGGGTAAGAACGATAAGGAAAAAGAAGAGAACATGAATACGTTGATGTCCAGGAATGACGTTAAGAATTACTTTGCCACTATTGGCAGTGCGTTGGCATGTAATCTTCAGTATGTTGGAGTTCTCGAAAATTGTATTGCAATCTTCTTGGCGTTGGATGATAAGGTGAATGGTAAGAAATGTTGGGACCAGTATATGACTTTTCCTGAAAAGCTGATGATTGGCAAGCGTGTTGTATGGGAGAGGAAGAAGAGCTTTAGTCCGTTTGTTGACAAAAACACCCCAGAAGAAAACAAGGAGGCGTTGGAATGAGCTGGAAACCCTGGAAGTCTGCGGAGAAAGAAGTGTCTAAGTATTTTGGCGGGACGCGGCGCATCCGTGTATCCTTTTCTGAAGAGGTTGGTGATATTCTGCATCCAACGTTGAGCCTGGAGGTCAAATATGGCAAACAGATACCGGCGTGTCTGCGGGTGAAGAAGCCAACGTTGATGAGAGTAAATGGGGTGTTATATTCTTTAGTGCCGTCTAAAAGTAAAGATAAGGTTTATCGTAATCTAAAAGGCGTTAAAAAATGCAAGTTCTTAGAGTCGGCATTTAAGCAGGCGTTGGGTTACGCTCCGGATAAGATTCCGATGGTGTGCGTTAAATGGCCTAGATGTCATGGGTTTGTAAAGATAGGCAGGTGGTCAGATGTTTAAAGTTATTGGTTTATTGATTGCTTCGGTTGTTGGTGCTATTATTTACAGGATGGGAGGATCAGATGAGTATAACACTAAGTGGCGTGATCTCGGAATCCCTACACTTGTTACGATTGTTTTGCTATGTTTTGGCCCTGGTTTTAGTGGCTCCATTCTTGGTGCTTTATGTTATTTTCTTACCTTTGGGTTGGTTTTTGCTGCACAAACGACATATTTTAAGCAGAAAGGACAAGACGCAAAAGCTTGGAACTGGATGTTAGTTGGACTGGCGAATGGTTTAGCGTTGGCACCGTACACTTTTTTAACAGGTCAATGGCTGGCGTTCGTTGTACGAACGGTAGCCTTAATCATAATGATTACGGCTTGGAGTGAATGGAAAGATAATGCCATTGAAGAAGAATTAGGTAGGGGTTTTCTTATAATCGCTACGTTATCTATGTTTTGTTGGTAAAGAAGGGGTGCCAGGCGGGCTTGAGGCCCGCCCAGCTATGGAGCTATCGTTTACTTAATTTTGCAATTTCTTCAGCAACTATCTCTTGTAGTGTTTTACTTCTTACTGTGGTGGTGACAAATGGGTTCGCCGGAAGCAGTATACCTTGTTGTGAGTGCCAGTATTCTAGATGCTTACAAGTCCTATTCTTCTTCCACCCCCAACAGGTACAATATTCTACGCCATCTTCACCTAATATAACCTTATAAACATGGTTAGGATTACTTTTACTTTTAAACGTTGCTAATTCTTTAGCCA